GATACCAAACTTTTGTGTTTGACAGAGGTTTCATGTCAGTTGCTTACTAAACAAAGAATCTCTATTGTCCGAAATGTAGTCAATGATGTTATTTTTGATACACCATTTGATGAAATTCAATTGAGCCAATGTCGTTTGAATTTCATGAGATGTACCAGGTACAACATATGAAAACTTTTGTGATCTACAAAATGGATCAAACAATTGTTTACTGTAACCATTGAGACTTGACTTGTACGCACAATGGACGGTGAATAACTTTCCATCACCTGTCGTGTATGATGTGTGATTCTTCTTCGCATAGTTTGTGATAAACCACTCCAAATTTCGGAGAGAGATACCACTTGTTTTGTCCAATATAGTTAGTAGTGTAGATCTATTCTTCTCATTGTCGTAAAAATTGTTGATAGAATTTAGTAGAATATCGTTTTTGCTCATTATCATATTAGACCCCCAAATCTCTAAGTCCGTTAGATGATTGACACCCCGGACAATTCGGGTCATACACCTTTTCGGGTCCATGTGTGTGTAAACTTGAACTTGAAAGAGATTTGTTACGATTTATGAAAGCCCCTTGTGCCGCATGTCTAGAACAATATCCTCCATAGAGTCCCTTAAATGTACACCTTTGACCATTGGCTTTTGTACCTTTACATGTGGTACTAGTATATGTTTCTGGTAGATCTTTCAAAAGAACATCAAGTGAAATACCATGCTTCTTGGAAAGGATTTCGGCATAGTCATTCAGAATAGAATTAACACGATGCTCCAATTCTTCATCTACCAGTTTTGTAATCTTCTCATAGAGACTCATTCTTACTAGTACTTTGCTCGTAGTTTTTAAATAAGTCTTCAACTGATTCTTCCTTTTTCATTCTAGCCTCCTTAAGGCGAGACCTCAGAATGGCAAGGGTTCCGGTTTCTTCTAAACCAAGACGCTTACATTCGGCAATGAGATCATCTTTCTTCATGGTACTCAAAGCTGGTTCTCTCTTTGGTTTTGGTGGTTTGTGTTGATTGATAATTTCACCAAAGATTTCTTCCTTCACATTCTCATACAATGGATCTAACAGGTCACACACTGGATTCAAGAATTTGTTGAGGAAATAATAGTGATAATCAACAGGTACGCCATGCTCCTCTACATATTTTGGATCTTCGGCTTTTTCGTACGCTTTGGCTTTGGCATTCTCAGTCTTTGTGAGAAGATAGGGAACTCTGTCACCAGATTGTGGCTCAGACCCAGGCTTTCTTTCGCGCATCTTGTGAAAAACTTGAACATGCGATTGGTTAATATCTTCACTTAAATATTTACCAGTTTCCTGATCATATTTTGTGATTGAAACAGACTTTCCATTTACTTTGTACGTGTCCGCCAGAGATTGACTCAAGATCAGTTTTTCGTTGGGAACATCACCAGACAAAAGCTCAATAGCTCGTTCCTTGGCAAGTTCTTTCGGGGGTCCAGGGTCACTTGATGTTAGAACTACATCAAGGAGTTCCTTACAAACTTCACGGACATGTGGTGTATTGTCTCTTCGCACAAGTTGAAGACCCTTCACATCAATGTAATCCATGTGCATGTTCCCATCTTTACCCTTTGTCCAAAGTTTAGCTGCGTAACGTTTCTTACTGTAGAGGAAATAAGGCCAATAAACCTTTTCAAGTTCCAAGTTGTTCGGCTTCTTGAAGAGAGCGCTACACTCTTCCGCGGCTCTCTCACCAACTTCCCAACTATAGGCGATAGCCTCTTCACCCTTGCGATCTCCAACATCAAATTCAACCATAACTGAGTCAGTATCCCCATACCTCACCTTTGAACCTGGAAAGTGCTTCTCAACATAGTTCTTTGTCTCTTCAATCATCGCCCGACCCTTGGAAGTTGTAGTAGAAGCAATTGGAACACACGGAAGAATGCCTTTACCAGCTCCAGTGAAACCATAGACGGAGTTCATACTGATCTTATAGGCGAGCTGCTTACCGTTATAGACCTCCTTCATGAATCCGGTTGCCGCAGCCATATCCTTTTTGGCTTGCTTACGGAACTGCTTCAGTTCAAGAAGAATAGCGGGTAAGAGACTTGGAACATCTTGTGCAAATTTATATGTTCGATCGGCGATCTTGAATGTTTCGTAGGTAATTCCTGGAACTGCACCATACTTCTTTTCATCCATAACATATGAAGAGTAGCATAAGTTGTGCGCCATCATGATACTGGGATACAGTGACTCAAAATCAAGGGCTGTAATTGGTGTATAGTACGCACCCTTTTGTGCTTCAAGTACTGTTGCACCTTCATATGGTTCTTCGGGAATCGCGCCATAGCGAATAGTTGGAACCATGAAACCCAATTCTCTAGCCTTCTTTGTCAGCTGCGAGAATACCTTGATTTGCTGACCACGCTCAACAAGGAATGGAACCGGTACCCATGTTGCCTTTGCCATCTCTACCAGGTTTAGCAATGTACAAAGCTTCTTCATAAGTCTGTGGGGAAGGAGTGTATCCTTAATACAATACTCGGCAACTTCCCGTAATTTAACTGGATCTTCTTCAACAAATCTTGCGAACATTTCTTTGGGTGGCATATCAATCTTTTGATCACCAAGGTACAACTTGGATACATTATCCAATTTATAACTATCAAGTTTGTAACCCTTCTTGATTTCATGGAACAAATCAAAAATGAAACGACCAGACATTGGTAGAAGTTTCAGGAGATTATCTCCGAGAGCACTTGAAGAAAGCTTCTTAATTGTGAGTTCAGACTCGGTATCCTTGAGTTTGCCCAAGTTGAAAAAGTCGTAGTGACATCTGTTAATCTGCGCTCGTTTGTAAATGTATTCCATATCAAATCCAAAAATGTTCCATCCAGTGATGATATCCACATCTTTTTGGTGAAGATACTTTTGGAAAGCTTCCAACATTTCCTTTTCAGTTGGGTAGCTCAAAATGTTACATCCCTCCAAGTTTGAATCAGTCTTCTTGTAACAGAGGCAAGTCTTATCATATGGTTCGTCAGAACCAAACTTACACAGGGAGATCGCAATTTGAAAGCATGCGTCTCCGGGGATATTAGCATCAGGAAACTTACCCGTAGAACTGTTACACTCAATATCTACAGAAGCCACAACAAATGGAGCAATATCATCTCTCGCCACGGGTTTGAGTGTAGTCCAATCATTGGAGAAGAGATCCATATCCACATTAGCCAGATGAGAACGAATACATTTATCACCAGTGTCAAGCCACCCAGTAGACTGAATTCCTGTGCGATGCATCAGGCGCAACACGGGGTCAAGATTTGATTCATAAACTTTTACATTCCTTACCCCAAAAATATCAAAAAGTTCTGGGGTTCGGTCAAGAGGTTTTCTCAAAAATGAATCCACAAGTCTTCGGGCTTGAAGATGTTTGAAACTGATCTTCATGAATGGGAACTCTTGGTTGTTTTGAAAACCCCAAACATCTTTTGACTTCACAACCGTATAAGCTACCAAAGAATCTTTACATTGTTGGTCAAGGATATCGTAAATTCTGCGAATCTTTGTGGTATTAATATTTTCGGGTAACTTTACAAAAAAATAAGGAGTAAATGCGGTAGTGAGACAGACAGATTTACCATCTTCGGTTTTACCAAAGATACTAATCAAGTGTTCATCATCTGTATCTCTTGATTCCCAAGTCAGTGCTTGGAAGACTACCATTTTACTGTTGTGTAATCTTCGCCCGAAAATTTTAATATACTTTATTAGTAAAAATGTCAGCTGCTTTGATTGACCTTGTATCTAAAGGTGCCCAGGATGTGTACATCACTGGTCAGCCACAGGTCAGTTTTTTCAGACAAAACTACAAGCGACACACCAACTTTTCTATGCGTCCAGAACGAGTTGACTACATTGGTACTTTCGGAGCTTCCAACGAAGTTGTCGTTCCACTTCGTTCCAAGGGTGATCTCTTGAGCTACATCTGGATTGAAGCCGAGGGTATTGCTTTGCCAGGTGGTAACAACGCCATGTTTGATACATCTGCGTCTCAGCCAACCACTTTCCAATTGTGGATTGGTGGTCAAAAGGTGTGCGAACTTGACTCCCTCTTTGTTCAGGGTGTTCACAATGTGTTGTACAACGACAACTCCGCCAAGGCTACAACAAGACATACACTTGAAACTGCTCAAAACAACTCAAATGGTGATCACTATGTGATTCCATTCTTCTTTGGTGAAGACTGGACTAAGTGCCTTCCATTGGTGGCTCTCCAGTACCACGAAGTTGAGCTTAGAATCAAACTTCAAGATCAATATACTCTCGCGGGTACGCCAAAGATCTATGCAAACTACATCTACTTGGATACAGATGAACGCAAGTTCTTCACCGACAACGAACACGAATTGTTGATTACTCAAACTCAATACCAACCAGGTACTCAATCCGACACTGAGTTTGATCTTACCTACTTTAACCACCCAGTGAAGGCGCTTCACTTGGTTGCGGGTAACATTAATGACGCGGATTGGGAAACTAACTACACTTTCGGAACTGCATCTCTCTACATTAACGGCACCGCTCTCTTTGAAAATATGTCCAATGTCTATCACCACGAAGTTGTTCCAGAAATGCACTGCTCGGCTCTTGGTGTTGACAGCCTTGTTGAAGATAGTGTCTACACATGGCCATTCTGCCTCAACTTGGATAAGTCTCAGCCAAGTGGTTCCCTCAACTTCTCCCGCATTGACAATGCTAAGTTGCTTTTGAACATTGTTAGATCTGCGAGTTCTTCAAGCCCAGCTCGCGTCTACGCGGTCAACTACAATGTTCTCCGTGTGAAGAATGGTATGGCTGGTGTTGCTTTCGGTAACTAATTTAATTTCACATTTCATAAACAAAATTTACATACGATTGGTTTAAAAATATCAATGATATGTAAGTTAGGATGGACCTTGTCCCCATTAAACTCATCAAGAACAAAGATGTTCGTAACAACCTTTTGAGAGTCAAAGGTGAGACTGCCGAAATTGACACCTCTGACTACATTGAGAGTAAAATGAATACCAGTACTGCTGCGAGATATCTCATGGCTATTGAAGATGCCGCGGAAATGGCTAAGCAACTCCTCCAGAGACCGGGTATTTTTGAACAAATTGGGAAGGACATCAAGAAGGAAGCTGGGTACGATTTCAAG